TATCTCAAACAACACACTATTTGGACTAACGTCACCCGCCATTAATGTTTCACCACTTACAACCGACGACGAACCGAACATGCGCAAATCAAAATAGCAATAAAACAATTCCACAACAACCGCGCTCTTTTTGTTCAGTGGGTTACTCAATACTTCTCTCAAAAAAGAAAATCTCAGAACAGAACCATGATATTCATTGTTTGTATCAAATATATTCATATAAACATCCAACTCAGGTGAATGGTAAGATGGATATACTTGACCTCCTTGTCCCGAACCATCGATCGCATTCGATGTAATTGTATAACGGTATGGTATGTTTGCTGGATTGATGGCTTCTCTCCCCACATAATTCACGAGTTGACGAAAAAGGGATATCAATTCCCGCTCCGTGGGAGACACCGTTGTATCCGTGGTAAACGCATGTATTTTTTCAATAAATTCCGCGCTACTTGGTGAAATGTCTCTCGCCCGAGTAATCATGTTCTGTTTTTCTTCCAATAAAGAGTAAAATCCTGGGTCAATCTCATAACTAATATTTTGATGAAACTGTTTCAAGACGGAAAAAAGGCAATCTTGGAAAAATTTAATTTTATTGTTATGATTTTCAACTTGATATGCAATGCCTCGTTTCCAATATTCAATTCTACTTGATGTTGTAGTAGTTCCTGTTAAAATACGTTGGAAAATTTCAAATGCTTTTCTATCAAAATCCGGAGTTCCCACAACTGCCTTTGTAGTCTTCATTTCGTCCGTCAGTCGCTTCATATCTATAAACCGTCTTGGAATCGTCATTTTGGAGTGAAATAATAAATAACCACTATATGTCGGTTTCGTTCCACTTACCTCCATTTTTATGGCGTACACTTTATAACTTTTATTGAAGTTACATATACGATGCATTCCCTTGTCGTATCCTTTGATGTAAAGCGGAAGCAACCATATTCCACAAAAAGAAAATACTGACTCGGCATCTTTGGTTTTGCCAGCGGCAGCGACTGGATTATATCCAAGACCATCACTTGATATGTTGAAAACCATTTCCTTGTTTTGATTTGAAAATGCGTATTTGCCTGCGGTCATTGTCCCAACAAGAGTCGCAATGTTAGCACTTGTTAAGACTGTTCCTGCTGCGACGCCTGGTATTGGCGCAACGTCATCGTTTACGAGTAATATGGCAAATATATGAATTCCACCCCCAAATGTACTATTTGCTGTGAGGGTAGTATAGTTTCCATAAGGATAATTTGCTGGTGGCGTCGCTGTTTCTCTCCTTATTTCTAAACTTTTTATTGGGTAAGCAAAACTACCTTTCACGTTTCTTGCGTCTGTATAAAAATCATGTCCCTGGTCTGAATTACGAAACAAAAGCGTATAAGGTAATAATTTGGTATTTTCTACATAAATAGAGGTACATTCTAATAATGGAGTTTCACTAGCACTTGTGCTCGTTCGCAAAATCTGAGGATAATACACGTAATACTGTTGAAGTGTATTGGAATTCGCCAATTCATTGGCGGCGTCTTGTGGTATAGAATTAAAAGAAGTTTGTCCCAAGTCGCGGCGAGTCCCGTTATCCCATATTTGTTTGATACAACGATTTGTTGTGGGTTCTAAGGCGGGTTCTCTTTTGCTTTTACTCATAGTAATATAGAGAACCTTTGTATATTACTATAACTATATATTTTATTAGAGAGAAACCTGCCGTGGTGATGTATTATTTGTGTAAATAATATAAAAACAATTATATATATAATTAATATATTGCACTTGCAATAATAATGCTAACTTCTATATTTTTAAACCTCATTCTATTAAATTCTATTTTTAAAAATAATAATTTAATACTCGCGAAAGAAGTAACAAACAACTTTTCATGTGAGTTTCTTGTTACAAACAACGACGATTTTCCGTCATGCAAAATGATGGAAGAACGAGGTTGTTCTGTCGGGTCTAGTTACGAAGGTTATTATTATGACTCTGAAAAAAAATACGGAACCGCAAATATTATCATTTCTTCAAATGTAACAAAAATCAAGGAATACGCTTTCATAGACTGTTTTGCGATCGCCAACGTTTCTTTTGAAAAACCGTCATCGTTGAAAGTTATCGGAGACAATGCTTTTGATGGTTGTTATTCTATAAAATCTATAACTATTCCTTCAAGTGTTGAAATAATAGGTGACTATGCGTTCATTGATGCAAGACGTCTCAAAAACGTATATTTTGAAAATGACACAAACATTAAAATGATAGGTTACTGCGCCTTTTCTTTTTCGGCAATTCTTCCACCGTTAATCAGAAGTAAAGTTATAAATGACCTTGAAACTGATGCTAAAAATTGCCGCGAGTTTTCGTATAAGGGCGACAACTTGCATTCTAATATTACCAACAATCAAAATGACGTTTTTACGACAAAAACTAATAATTCACATTGCAATTTTCTTGTTACAAACGACGACTATCCGTCTTGTGAAATGATGGAAGAACGAGGATGTTATCAATATAACGGGTCTGGACACGACGAAGTTTATTATGATTCTGAAAAAAAATACGGAACAGCCAATATCATCATTTCTTCAAATGTAACAAAAATCAAGGAATATGCGTTCAGAGATTGTTTTGCGATCGCCAAGGTTTCTTTTGAAAAACCGTCATCGTTGAAAGTTATTGGAGATAATGCTTTTGATGGTTGTTATTCTATAAAATCTATAACTATTCCTTCAAGTGTTGAAATAATAGGTGACTATGCGTTCATTGATGCAAGACGTCTCAAAAACGTATATTTTGAAAATGACACAAACATTAAAATGATAGGTTACTGCGCTCTTTCTTATTCAGTTGTTGTTCCACCATCTATTAAAAATATCATTGAAAATACCGTTGAAAACGAAAACTGCTTTGAGTTTTTTAATGAGGTCTGGAACACTAGTTATGTACAACCTATTGTAAATAACTCTAATTTAGATTATGATAATTATACGCCAAATCAAAACTTTATTAACGATAACATTGATGACATTATTAACGATGACTTTTTAAACGATAAATTTTTTAATGATGAAAATTATATTGATTTTAACGAATCTCAATTTTATAATAATAAATATAATTTCACAACAGATAGTTATATGAAAGAAGACAGCTATACAAACACGTCTCTGGATACACTTTTAGATATTATCCCCGATGATATAATAAATACAATCAACTCATATAACGTTTATTTGAACTTTTCAAAATTATACGCATATATCTTAAGTTTAATGCCAATTTTCAACTTTACAAACATGTTTCATGGACCATTCCTACGCGTTTATCAAAAAAACGGAACAATCTCATTAAATAACACAACTGCTCTTTTGGAATTGAATGCAAATGTTATATTTTATTCAATAAATCATTTATTAGCGTAAAAATGATAATGCATTTTTTATCCTACCCTCTTTTTTTGATACATTCTTCATCCATTTGAAACGTTTCGGCAACCATATCCTGTGGAACAATCTTGATAATACATTTTGATTTTTTTCCATACAAGGGTTCGGTACACCCTTTTTCCAACTTGGATTTTGGAACTATCTTTTCATTGGGGTCGTACTTCGCCAAAACTGGTTTCGGTTCACTCGTACAACGAGCGCGAAAATGTTCGTATCTTTCTCTCACTTGACAAAAGGTTAAATTTGATTTTTTGTGAAGCATTTTGTTTATAAGTTCATGTAAGTCGTAAATATATCTTGAGAATGTGTCGCGACTCTTCATTGTTTCCATCGTAATTGGCAATTGTTTAAAATTCGTCTTTAAATTCATTCTACAATATTTACAAGGTAAAGTATAACGTAACGAGAGAATAAAACCGCGATAATGTTTTTTGTCTTCCTGTGTGGGTTCAACCGGGTAGTTGAAACTCATGGTGTGTAGAAAATGCCACAAACTCGGACCCCAAACGGTGGTCAACATTCCCTCGCCACTATTGAATTCCGACTTTTTGTACGTTGCTGAGGTTTTTGTTTTAACTCGTCTCGTTTTATTTTTACCGCGGTTCAAAGCAAGATTTCTTTTGGTTTTTACATTCATTCTTATATATAATCCTAGAAAAGAAAAGCAAATACGGTTATTGATTTAATTTTTTTGTAAATAATTAAGTCTTATTTATTTACAAAACAATGTCGAACCCTACAAATTGGTCTTCTATATTATCGTCAGCATTAAGAAGCAAACTCTGTTACGAGGATAACGAATCTGTACAAAGCATTTGGTCGTCAAAAAGTTTTGATAATATCAAGTTATGCGACACTTACGAAGAATTTGAAAAACAAATCATTTTAGAAGAATTTGGCAAGTTGAAAGAACCGCCTATTTATATTGCTGGTTCTCCAGAATCCAATATAAAATCAGTTGCGTATTTATGGTTTATTCACGATACGGCTTATTTATCATTTCAAGGAACACACAATGCGAGAGATGTTTTGTTAGATGCGAACGCAACAACACATGATTTAAATGACAACCCCCAAGTTCACGTTCATCGCGGATTTTATAAATATTTTATGTCACTTCAACCGCAAATCGCCAACGAATTAAATAAACGTAAGACCATTTCAAAGTTACATATTCAAGGCCATTCTCTTGGAGCTGCGGCCTCACAAATAGCAGCAGTTGTTTTTAAAAGCGTTTTTCCTGAAAAAACAATCACTTGTCATACCATTGGTTGCCCTAGAACTGGTAACTCTCGTTTTGTTGAAGAATTTTCAAAAAGTGTTTCAGAACACTACCGCATAGCAAATGAAAAAGATCCAGTTACAATGGTTCCTATGCGAAGAATTTGGAGTCATACTTTTGATAATGAAATTACACTAATGGAGGATGGTTCTATCAATACAAACGCAGAAGATACGCCTTGGTATTTACGTTTATTTTATTCTTTATTCAACATTGAATTTTTACACCCCATTGACGAACATCATACTTCACTTTATACACAAAGACTAAATGCTCAAATCACCAAAAATCCAAGCAGGGAACCAAGGTTCCCCTGCGACCCCTCCTTTTAACTGAGTATTTATAAAAGTTTAAAGTCTCACTTGAAAATACGTATTTATGTTTAATTATTCATTTTAAAACTTATTACGATTGTTAATAATCCATTTTTGGGATACCTGTAGACATAGCCGAAAAACTCATTAGTTGGATAATAAGGAAGGTTGTGTCTGTTTTTTACACGTCTTCAAGTAGGTAATTGTGCGTTGAACTTCTTTATAATACAACTCGTCATTGGGATACTTTAACCGATTTATTTCTACGAGTTTACCATCGGCGTTTCTAAAAAGCATCCCGTGTATTTTCTTATCTAGTATTTATTGTTTAATCTCTTTTTGTGGACAAATGTATTTATTCACAAAAGTATATATAGGTAAACAACGGTCTTGAATGCGACCCACTTATAGACCTTAATAATTTTTTATACTAGTCGTGCGTGAGTCATTGAATGTTTACTAATATAAAATAACATTTATAAGGAGGGGTCATAGGGGAAACTTGGTTCCCCTAGTAGCGTCAAATATTCTATTTTATTCTTTTTGGAATATATATTATGAATTTTTCAAATACAATCGCAAAATTTTCATCTTCACTTGGTGGAAATAGTAAATACATCTTGTACGCAGTTGTTTTAGCGTTAGCGTGTCTTGTCATTTACTACGCATATCGTTATCTATCCAACAAATACAAACCTACATACAAACCCAATAGCGAGCATATTGACATCGGTGCGAACGGAAACTCAACGAATGAAGTCGAACTCATGTTATTCTATGTAGACTGGTGTCCCCACTGTAAAACTGCCAAACCCGAATGGGAGAAAGTAAAGGCGGAATACAATGGAAAAATCGTCAATGGATATAAGTTGATATTTACCGAAATCAACTGTACTAACGAAACTCCTGAAGTGGAAAAAATGATTTCCACCTACAAGATTGACGGATATCCCACCATCAAAATGTTGAAAGACGGACAAATCATTGAGTATGACGCCAAACCCACACAAGCAACATTGATTCAATTTATTCAAACTGTTGTTTAAATGGCAGGTTCAGGTTCCCTGCTCTAAAAACATTTGAGCACTTTTCACTCCAGTCTCCAACAACTCTTTACGCACATCCACGCTTTCCAGAGCATTCGTCAAATAATCCAATGTCATGGATTCTGTGACACATTTTACTTCATTCGGTGCAACATATTCGGCGTTTTTAAAACTCGCATTTTTCATCAAAATACTTATAAAATGAATACTATATTCCATAATCGTAGACGCATCTGTGACAATGTGGTTATTTTTCTCCACATTCTCATATTCATTTTTTAGACCCAATATCTCTTCCAATTTTTCAGACAAATTTTGTTCTTCAACACACTGACTTAATGGATAGTTACATACAACACCGCCATCTACATAACACTCACCATCCATTATAACGGGTGTAATAACGAGGGGTAGTGCACAAGACATATGTATTGCTGTTAGGAGGCGAATATTTGGAAATGTTTTATATGATATATTCGTCAACTCAAAATTATTGAGTTCTAACGCAAAAAAATGCAATTCTATCTTGAATCGTTCATAAAATTCTAACGTGGTGATATCCAATGATATATCTTGAGCGTCAAAAAAAGGTTTAAAAAACACGTCAAAACACTGGCCATCAAAAACCCCTTTTTTAGAATAGGCGTCAAAAATATCATTTACACTTATTTTATATACATCTTTCCAAGGTCGTTTAATAATATAGTCGTTGATGGTAGTCCAGTCAAATCGCATTGCTAATAAAACGGCAATGACAGAACCAATTGATGTTGCGTAAATGGATTCCAAATCATCGTGTTTCCAAAATCCGGATTCTTCCAAGTGTTGGAGAGTTCCTACCGTGGATATTCCCGTCGGTCCTCCGCCAGAAATCACAATATGTTTTATAGTCATTTTTAGTGGGTATTGTTTAATATTATACTCTTGGCATAACTTTAAACCATTTTTGTATGTTTAAGAAAAACTCTTTCGCTTTTTTTCTCTCCATCGTTTAACAATGGCTGCCAATATTTTTACATTGGAAAACATTTCTGACTTTTCAGAAAAGATTAACATCGATGAATTATATGAGAGAAAAAAACAACACGACATTCATCAACTCAACTTATACAATAAGTTATTGAATCGCATTCATGTTCGTATTAAGACTACTGCTCGGCAAAAAATGGACGAACAATTTTGTTGGTTTGTTGTTCCGGAAATTATGATTGGTGTCCCCAAATACGACCAAGGAGCGTGTATTGCTTATTTATTGGATAAACTCAAAGATAATGGATTTGCCGTTCGTTATATCCATCCCAACACACTCTTTATTTGTTGGAAACACTTTGTTCCGTCTTATGTGAGGTCTGAATTAAAGAAAAAAATGGGAATTGTTGTGGATGAATATGGAAAACGGGTGGACTCTGCGGAGTTGGAGGATGGTTTTGCGAATGCTAGTCCGGCCAATTTGGATGAAATTATGTTGAATTCCGTTGATTCGGGTGGGTCGATAAATACACAAAAACCAAAGAAAAATTATACACCCATAAAAAGTTATAAACCACAAGGTAATCTCATTTATAATGAAGATTTGTTAAATACGTTGGAGGGGAAATTCCAATAGGGGGAACCCCCGGTTCCCCCTTGCCCCCTCCCCACCCTTCGTGGAATTTTAATTCCTTACCTTTTTCAATGATAAGATTTCTTGATGAAAAACTGTTATAATTTTCCTGGGTTCCCTGCTGTTAGGTCTATAACCGTGTTTTTGTGTGGATCTGGTAAAACAGGTGTATTGTTCATACAACCCGGGCATTTATGTGACGTGCCTTCTATCGCAAACTCATCCCACCAACATCTCTCGCATATTTTGTGAGCGCGTTTGGCGCCATACTTCATAAGACATTCCACAGGAATTAACATTTTCTTTCGTCGTTTTCCACACATACAACACCTTTCTTTTTGATTTCCTCCTCTAGGGGGAACCCCCGGACTGCGTTGCTGCCCCTTACCCCCTCCCCACCCTTCGGGGGATTCCAATTCCTTACCTTTTCCCATCATAAGATTTCTTAATGAAAAACTATTATAACTTTTCTGGGTTCCCAGTGGATAATGCTGTCCTCTTTTTCTAGATACAAATCTTTTATTTTTTGTTTTACGAGTTTGATTCTTCATATATTTGAAATATATAAAGAATGTTAGACGACCCGACTCTTTAAGTAGGTTAAAATATATTATTTTTTCAGGCGTATTAAAGTTCCCACTGTATTGTCGACCTGCGTTCATACCAATCATAACCATTATCATAATTTGCTTGTATTCTGCTTTCAAATCGCCAATCTCTTCTAGAATTTGTTCTCGACGTCCAATAATCTGCTATTTTTATTTTATTCTCGGCGTCTTCTCTCGCATAAGAATCGTCAGGGTTTGCGTGAGTCGTTTGAATCGCCATCTTTGCGCTTTTTATTGCGGTGGGAAGTATCGTTGTACTTACACCCGATGTAATTCGCGGATGATCTGCCATCAAGGTGGCCAATTTTTTGGCAGATTTCTTGGAAGATTGTAATGTCGTAGGTCCTCTCCCCATATTTCTGTTATGTCTTGTTCGTCTTGTCTTGTTGTGTCGTTTTCTAATACTATGTCTCCTCTTAGAACGCGACATTTATATAATAAGTATATATTTTTTCATTTTTCAAGTCTCGGTTTTACTCACACAATTCAAGATGATTATCATTTCACATGTCATGAGTAAATGAAATAACATATGATATAAATACCATTCACTATTTGACCCCTTGGTTTCATGTGTATAACGTGACATTTGATAACAATAGACCAATGCGAATAATCCACTGTATCCTATTGTTATATATGTCAAATCACGAACGTATATAATTCCTAAAAGCACAAACGTATAAAAGGAAATTTTCGCATAAATCAAATCGGCGTTTCTTCGCCATCCTTTTTCTGCGTTTCTCCAATAATTTACTGAGAAAAAAGTGGTTCCGAATAACAATGCTGAGCATAAATTTATACCTAGAGTATACGCGTATACCGAAGGTATTAAAAAAGATAAAGAAGATAATACAAGCCATCTTGTTTCCGACCAGTTGGCTATCTTGTGTTTTTCCATAAGGTTGTTTGTTATAATAATTCTAATTCATTTCTCTAAGTTTCTTTTAGCAGGGAACCCAGGACTGCTAGCTGCCCCCATTGCGCTTCGCGCAATAAGGTTGAGGTCGCAAAGCGACCTCCGACCCTGCGACCCCTCCTGCTAACCGAGTATTTATATATTTTTTAAGTCTCACTCGAAAACCCATAACGATATTTTAAACTTCATTTTAAAAATTTTTATGATTCTCTAAAAATCACATTTTGGGGATACCGGTGGACATTGCTGGTTTCTTTCTTTCTTTTTTGAGAGAAAACCTCAAGAAAAACGCTGTTTTTTATCATTGTTGTTTTGTTATTTGTTGTCGTAACAAAAACATTTAGGGGTTTGATTAATATTTTTTCAGTCACAAGTGAAATTTTTTTTTCCCAAGACCCATTCGAAAAATCCAAAATTGGACATTTATAAATGTCCAAAAACGACTTTTCCTTTTGGCTTTCCCGAAAAAAAAAGAAAAATTTCACTTGTGACTGAAATGGTCTCATTTCATTTTTTGAATTTTCAAGTTGTGACTGTAAATTTTTTATGTTTTTAGAAAAAACTTAAAAATAAAATCGGACATTTATTTAGAATGGAAATAAATGGAAATGAAAAAAGCAAGAAAACGCTCGCCAATTTTGAATGTAAAACATGTGATGTAGTATGCTCTAAACAAAGTGATTGGTTGAGACATATTTCCACACAGAAACACAAAAACCTTGTTTTTGGAAATGAAGAAATCAAGAAAAATAATGCCGTTTTTTTCTGTGAAAGTTGTGACTACACATGCTGTTATAAATCTATTTGGGAAAGACATATTAAGACTGACAAACATTTGGAAATCGGCGAGAAATTTCTTGCCGCCAAACCATTATGCTCTTGTGGAAAATCATATAAAACGAGTTCTGGTCTCTGGAAGCATAAAAAAGTCTGTAAAGTTTTATTGAAAGAAGAAGAAAAAGAAATAGATAAAGAAAAAGAAATAGATAAAGATAAAGAAATAGATAAAGATGCTGAACTTGTATGGTTTCTTGTAAAACAAAATCAAGAATTTAAAGAAATGATGTTGGAACAACAGAATTATATGATGGAACTTGCGAAAAACTCAAATACTACAAATGTTTACAATAATAATAATAATAACACTCAAAATAATCAATTCAATCTTCAGTTTTTCTTGAACGAAACCTGTAAAGATGCCATGAATATTAATGAATTTATTGATTCCATTCAAATTCAATTGGAAGACTTGGATTATACTGGCAAGCATGGATATGTCAAGGGTCTCTCGAATGTGATTGTGAGAGAACTGAAAGCACTCGATCAGAAGGTTAGACCCATGCACTGCTCCGATGAAAAGAGGGAAGTGATTTATATCAAAACCAATGATGTTTGGGAAAAAGACATAGACTACGCCAGAGTAACCCGTTTCACGAAACATCTCGCGCATAAAAAATTCTTAAAAATAAAGGAATGGGTGGAAGAGTATCCTACGTGCATGGCACACGATTATAAGAAAAACGACGATTACTTGAATATCCTAGGTCAAATCACTTCAAGTTTTACTCATTTGAATGGAAGCGAATGCCAAGAGTCCATGAAAAAAATAATTAAAGCAATCGCCAAACAAGCAATTATACAAAAAAATATCTCTAATTAAAAAAATAAAAAATAAAAAATTAAAAATTAAAAATTAAAAATAAAAACAAAATAATAATTGTATTTTTATAATTATTATTAATGAATTTTATTGAATTTTATTGAATTTATTGAATTTATTGAAAATTAACGGTTTTTCAAGTTTAGTTTTCTAACACCATTTACAATAATAAAAGTTTTTATAATTAATATGTTTAAATTCTCAGTGTGATGAAATTAATTTTTTTTCTCAAGACCCATTCGAAAAATCCAAAATTGGACATTTTAAAAATGTCCAAAAACGACTTTTCCTTTTGGCTTTCCCGGAAAAAAAAGAAAAAATTCACTTGTGACTGAAATGGTCTCATTTCGTTTTTTGATTTTTCATGTCGTGATTGTAAAATTTTTATGTTTTTTCAAAAAAACTTAAAAATATTATCGGACATTTATTTAGAATGGAAATAAATGGAAATGAAAAAAACGAGGATTCTATCACCAAGTATTATTGTAAAATATGTGACATAACATGCTCTAAGTTAAGTTACTACAACCGTCATTTGTCCACACTGAAACACAAAAAACTCACTTTTGGAAATTTTGGAAATAAAAAAAACGAGGATTCTATCACCAAATATTATTGCGAAAAATGTGACTACACATGCTGTTATAAATCAAATTGGGAAAGACATATTAAGACTGACAAACATTTGGAAATCGGTGAGGGAATTCTCGTCACCAAACCATTATGCTCTTGTGGAAAATCATATAAAACGAGTTCTGGTCTCTGGAAGCACAAGAAAGCCTGTAAAGTTTCATTGAAAGAAGAAAAAGAAAAAACATTAGAAGAAGAAATAGATAAAGACACCGAACTTGTATGGTTTCTTGTAAAACAAAATCAAGAATTCAAAGAGATGATGTTGGAACAACAGAATTATATGATGGAACAAAACAAACTTATGTTAGAAATCGCAAAAAATAATAATATTACAAACAACACAAACACCAATATTAATAACACCCAAAATAATCAATTCAACCTTCAGTTTTTCTTGAACGAAACCTGTAAAGATGCTATGAATATCAATGAATTTATTGATTCCATTCAAATCCAGTTGGAAGACTTGGATTATACCGGCAAGCATGGCTATGTCAAGGGTCTCTCGAATGTGATTGTGAGAGAACTAAAAGCACTTGACCAAAAAGTCCGTCCTATGCACTGCTCGGATGAAAAGAGGGAAGTGATTTATATCAAAACTAACGATGTCTGGGAAAAAGACATAGACTACGCCGGAGTAACCCGTTTCACGAAACATCTCGCGCATAAAAAGTTCTTGAAAATAAAAGAATGGGTGGAAGAATACCCTACGTGTATGGCACATGATGATAAGAAGAATGACGATTACTTGAATATCCTAGGTCAAATCACTTCCAGTTTCACTCATTTGAATGGAAGTGAATGCCAAGAATCCATGAAAAAAATAATTCGTTCATTGGTAAAACAAATTACAATTCAAAAAACAGCGATTCTTTAAGTTCGAACCGAAACAATTGTTTGTTCTAAAGATGCTGTTCTCTCTCACAAAAATAAAAAATAATATTATAGCGATATTATAATATTATTATGAAACGTCAAAAAAATCCTCGGAGTAAAAAATCGGGGGTTGCAAAACAAAAACCCCGAACTCATCAAACCAAAAAAAATCGAGCAACCCACGAAAAGTCAACTATAGCGTTTCAGTCATTCGAAGAAAACTTCGAAAAGACAATCAACGAAAAAACAAATGCCAATATTGAGGCCGCACTCGTTAAAATGTTCAAAACCCCATTCACACCCTCCAAAATCACACCCCAAAATGATTTTTACACATATATCAATTATCGTTGGTTAAAAAACACCAGCGTAAGCGTAGACAAGGATAAAAAGTTCAAAGACTACTATTTCGTCCAAGTCGATGACTTTAGAGTAACCCAAGACAAGGTCTTCAAGGAACTCATAGAAATGGTGAAGGAATACATCCGAACCGACCATTCCAAACAGGCCAAAGAGGTCAAACGCGTATATCAATCCATGACACTTGAACATAGCACCACCCACTTACATGTCGAAAACTTGAAAAAAAGTTACGAACACTTCATCAATGAAGACAATCTTTGGGAATACCTGGCGCATATTAATGTCAATGAGGTTGTATGTTGGGGTTCGCCATTATATTGGCATGTAAGTGCGGATGATAAAAACGCGGGTATTTACCGCAATTTTGTCTCTATGCCCCGTCTTTCTTTATACGACTATGAGTTATATATTACGGATGGCTATGGAAAAACCAGGGAGTATATCACTTATAGAAACAAAGTCCAGAAACGATATTTAGAGTATATTGACGAAATTTTTGACGCATGTCTTGGGAAAAACCACGATTTGAGTGCACAAGACGTATTTGATTGTGAATATGATATGCTTACGCAAATGGGTTGCGAAAGTGTGAAAAAAGACTCGCCTGAATACTACAACATCGTGAAAAAAGAGGACGCACTCAAGGAATATGGGTTTGACTGGGCAGCATTCACCAAATTTTTGGGATTCAAAAATCCCCCCGACTTTTTTATTAGCGATAGTCTAAGTTATTTAAAATGTATTTCCTCAGTTCTACTTAAAGAATGGAAATCCCAAAAATGGAAGAGTTATTGGTTTTACTTGTATTTACGCCAGTTTATCCGGTTTGATAAGAAACTCATGAATATTTATTACGAGTTTAATGGAAAATTCTTATTGGGACAACCCAACATGTTCCCCTTGGAAATATATCCCATTTTCGGTCTTTCTCTCACATTCAACACCCTTTTAACAAATATGTATGTTGAAAAAAATCACAACCCAGAAATCGTGCAATATGTCTTGAACATGGGTGCCGACTTAATCACCGTATTTAAACGCATTATTCGTAGAAACAAATGGCTGTCTCCGAAAACCAAACAATACGCCTTATTGAAATTGGAACATTTGAAGTTGGAAGTCGTCCAACCTACCAATTTGAGAGAAGACCCGCTATTAGACTATTCCAGTGACGACGCATGGGAAAACATTCAAAAGATTGTGAAATGGCGCACCTATAAGTTTGTGAATTTAGATGGAAAATCGGTGAGAGATATTCCGATCATTGATTGGAACATATTCAAGTTGATAGGGACACAAGCGTATGTAGTGAATGCGTATTATACACCAACACAAAACAAGATATATATACCCCTTGCGTATTTACAGTCCCCCTTTATAGACTTGAACGAACGTGGAATAGAGTATAATTTAGCGCGTGTAGGAAACACTTTGGCGCACGAAATGTCGCACTCGTTGGATGAAATGGGAAGTAAATATGATTACAAGGGTAACTTGCACGACTGGTGGACGCCGGAGGACAAGAGAAAATACAAGGCGATTATTAAGGACATTATCAAACAATACGAAGTGTTTGCGAAGTATGATGGAATCAATTTTGATGCGACGATGAGTATAGGCGAAGATATGGCGGACATTTCAGCAGTGGCGATTTGCGAGGAATATTTAAGAGATTTTCAAATTAAGAACGATGATATTACGCCAATTCGTTCATTGTCCTTTCAAGCATTTTTCGTTTATTTTGCGGTGCAACAGCGTCAGCATGTCTTCAAAAAGGCAGTGGAGGCGCAGTTGAAGACAAACCCGCATCCGATGGATAAATATAGAACAAATGTTCCATTATCTAGGTTGGAATTATTTAGGAGTTTGTATAATATTCAAAAGGGGGATAAAATGTGGTGGCATTCGGCGAGTACGATATGGTAGGGGAACCAAGGACCGCGTAGCGCCGCCCCTCATTACATTGCGACCCCTCCTTTTAGTAAAATTGGGGAACCAATGACCGCGTAGCGCTGCCATTACGACCCTCCTCCCAAGCCACAGTTTGTCAATTTACTCTAGCATTATCCACCGGAAACCCAAGAAGATTGTAACAGTTTTTCATCAAGAAATCTTATCATGGGAAAAGGTAAGGAATTAGAATTCCCCGAAGGGCGGGAGGGGGCAAGGGGGCAGCAACGCAGTCCGGGGGTTCCCCCTATTTAAACCCCTTGTCTTTAAATTTTTTTGTATGTAATATATATACAAAATGGCTCGCCGTACTCACCGAAGAAGACATTCTAGACACGCAAACCGCAAAACCAGCAAGGCCGCCCGCAACATGGCGCGTTCCGCATCTAGAACCTTGAGAAGAGCCATGGCCGCCGCCAAGAGCGCCAGTAAGGCCGCATCCCGCGCTGCCAGTTCAGGTGCTTCCAAGGCATCTAGCGCATCCAAGGCCGCCCAGGCCGCATCTGCTGCCCGCATGGCAGCCTCTGCTGCTGCCCAAGCTGCCTCCACCGCCTCCAAGGCCGCATCTGCTGCCCGCGCATAAATATACAAATTTGAATGTATAAATATACATGTTTAGAAAAACTTTACAATGATTATTTTGTTTGATTACATGGTCAAACAAAATAAATAACAATTAACTTAAATATGTAAATTTTATTTTGTTTGATTACGATGTCAAACAAAATAAATTAATTGGTTATTACGTTAGCAGGGAACCCAGGACTGCTAGCAACCCCTGCGACCCCTCCTGTTAACCGAGTATTTATATAATTTTTAAGTCTCACTCGAAAAATTGTAATGATATTTTAAACTTTATTCTAAAAATTCTTATTATTCTCTAAAAATCATAACTTTGGGATACCGGTGGACATTAATGTGTTACGTTACCACTGACAATAAAAGTCATGATTGTGGCGGTATTAAATGTATATTTAAGATTATAATCAGCAAGCATATTATACAATATACAAGTATAAGAATAAACACAAATATTTTACTCCATTTTCTTGCGTTTCTTAAAAAGTCAATAGTTATTTACATAGCATTTGGCACCACATTTTAACTAGTTTTGCGCAACTTTTCCCAAAAGTTGCAAAGGTGGTGTTGCTTTAGATGCGAACAGACCCCAACGCATTCGATGGCGCTTTCCCTATATTCGGAAAAAGCGAAAAAAATTGGTTCGCCAGTCGACCCAATGTCCCGATTTGATTCTGGGTAGTATCCAAAATTTTCGCATTCACAATCGCCTCATAGATTTGAATGCCTCGATGAAAATCGGTTTCGCAATTTAAATAGAGTTCAACGATATAATCCCTTGTCTCCACAATGAGTTCTTGTAATTTTTTCTCCGTCAAATCAGGATGAACCCGCACCGTATCTTGCGCGGTTTCCGGGTCTTCTTCATACGCGAATAATTGACTTAATATCTGTAAAAGTTCACCCTGTTTTTGATTCACATTTTGCATCATTTTTTTCAAGTTGTTGGCGTAATCCACGAATAACTTATCCTTATAGGTTCCTTGAAACCCTTCGCGAATCATACGTGCGTTATCATTCGCAATACGACCTTCTTCACTGTCCTCGGTATTGATTTCTCTCATTGTACAAACAGAGTCTTTGCTATAACTCTTAAGTTTGATGTCCGCAAAGGATTGAATCGTATCAGGCATATCATACTCTCCAGTAAAAGTTGTATAAAACCGTTTCAAGTCGCGACGAAATTGGTCTCTCGTTGTTTCACTCATACTTGTAAATTCGCCTGTTTCATAATCATAACCATCGTCGTTGTATAATTCCATCAATTCGGGAATACCGGGTTCATCATCGAGTGTTTTGACTATTGTTTCGTCGGAATTGAGAGAACAAATTTGAGGATTTACTTGAATATTGTTGGATGCATCAGGTGAACTCGCACCAACTTCTCGCGGCAATTCCGGCGACCCTACTTCTCGCGACATTTCTGGCGCGCTAGTTTCTCGCGTTAATTCTGTCGCACCAGTTTCGCGCGCTAATTCTGGCGACCTATTTGGCGACTCTACTTCTTGCGTTAATTCCGGCGACCTGTTTGGCGGCACCATCTCTCGCTCTATTTCAGTCGCACCAGTTTCTTGCGGTAATTCCGGCGACCCAGTTTCTTGCGGTTCGGTCGACGGTATATTTTCGCCGGTAATTTTTTCTTCACCACCCACTTGTTTAACTGCGTTCGGTTCAATCGGCAATACAATTGTTTTATTTTCGGCAACAACATTGTCGGGTCGCGTTTCTTGTATAGGTTGCGCAGGTTGTACTGGTTGTACTGGTTGTACTGGTTGTACTGGTTGTACTGGTTGTACTGGTTGTATTGGTTGTACTGGTTGTATTGGTTGCGTTTCTTGTATAGGTTGCACTTGTTGCTGCGCTAGTTCTGTGACAACAGGATTTACTTTTTCTGTTTCAACTACGGGTTCTGTAACAGGTTCTGAAACAGGTTCTGAAACAGATTCTGAAACAGGTTCTGAAACAGGTTCTGAAACAGGTTCTGAAACAGGTTCTGAAACAGGTTCTGAAACAGGTTCTGAAACAGGTTCTGTAACGGGTTCTGAAACAGGTTCTGTAACGGGTTCTGTAACGGGTTCTGTAACGGGTTCAGAAGTTTCTTCGAAATTTCGCGGTGAATACTCGGTGTCACTATCTTCATCTCGTTCTTGAGAGAACATAGAAACCGATGGTAACTTCGGTATATCTAGTTTCCCTTGAAGTGCCAAAAACCGACTTGAACACAAGTTCATATTTACTTTTTCCACAGAAACGCCTGCCGGTATTTCACTCTTTTGTAGTAATCCTTTTTTCACTTCTCTCCCATAATCATCGCGATAAATATATTCTGGATTCATGGTGGTTACAATGGCGGCGAATAAATGTGCGACTTTGACATAAAACTTGGCAATTGAATTACAAACCTCGGTTTTTTCTTTGCTAACGTCTTCACTTTCATTTAAATGTTCCAACGTCTCTCCAGTCGCATACATCGTTGAACCAAAAGACAGACGATTTTTCAAAGCACCCATTTGAACTGGAGAGAAATATTTCTGAAGAATATTGGATGTAAGAAGAACCAATTTATCACAATACTCTTTTTCGTGCAACTTTCTTAAACTTTGAAAATCCATTGTGAGAATATAGGAGGAAGCAATATAGTCAATGGTATATTCAAGTTCATCACCATTATTTTTATTTGAATTGGGATTTGATATTGAAAATTGATTACCCATAATAATAGTACAGAATAGAATAAAAATTAGCAGATTCCCCCCTTTTATTTTTGCATCCACAACTGTATTCGCAAACTATACATTAAAAAATTGACTTAAAAACATTTTGTGATATAGATAAGGATAAAGAATCAATGAATAAAAGCGACGGAACAAAAAAGAAAAAACCATCACAAATAGACAAAAC